TTTCGACCTTACAGTAGAAGACGATATTAAGCCTGTAACCCTTATTATCGGGTCTTACTTCACCCTATTAGTATTACCAGAACACACAGCAGAGTTAGGAACCCTACCCCTTACAGGCTTTAACTATGTAGCCTCTGTAGAATCTGCCGGAGAACTAACCACAGAAGTTAGTGCTGTAGGTGTAGCTAAGATAGCTTATGTTAGTGGTGAAGAGGCTACAAGTGAAATAGGGTCTGTTGTAGCTTCTGTAGACATGAATCAAGGCATAACAGGCTTTGACTTAAGTACAGAAAACGGAACCTTATCTGTCGTTGTCCATGCCTTCACTGATGCAACTGGACTAGAAGCTACCTCAGAAATTACTCGGATGCCTCATGTCCCTGTGGTTACTGAGATTACAGATAGTTTTGAGAGAACACTAGAACTTGAAGAGTTAGTTAACGACCCTGTTATTGCAATTATCTCCACAGGTTTTGAAAATACATCCGAGACTGAAGACTTGGGTAACACCCCTGTAGTACAAGGCATATCTGGTTTTGGTCCGAATACTTTTGTCGGCAACTTAGGTAACACCCCTGTTGTTAGGACCATAGTTGGCCTTGAAGCTACGGGCGAAACTAAGGCTCCAATTAATGACCCTGCTGTTGCAATAACTACTGGTGCAGAAGGTATACTAGAGTCAGACGGTTTAGCTAACAGGTCTCCTTTACAAGTTGTAGCTGGCTATGAACACACTTTAGAACTTGACGAATTAGATAATGAATCTGTCATACAGGGTATATCAGGCTCAGAAGCTACACAAGAGTTAACTAATTTCCAAGGTATGCCTATCGCAACTGATAGTGTAAACCACCTAATACAAGTGTCAGGTGTAGAAGCTACAGGAGAACTTGCCCCTGTACAGACTTCAAGAAACCCAAGTGCTTTGTTATACCCTTGGGAAATGGAAGCACAGCTAGGAAACGTAGTAGCTTTAAGTGTAGCTGACGTAAACGTTAGTGGACAAGAGTTAACAACAGAGATTGGTGCTGCCCCTACTGTAAGTCTTATTACCACTAGGGTAGTACCACTTACAGGGTTTGACTTAACTAATTCACTCGGTAACGTCTCTGTAGATGGCATAGTTGTAGACTTTGAAACATTGGCGCAGAACTTTGAGATAGCTAGAAACGTAACCCCAGAGGCTCTTGCGAGTAGGAAAGTGTTCCCAATAGCAGGTGCTAGAAAACTTGCTGCGTAGAGGCATTAGGAATAAGATATGAGTTTAGTTTGGCCCAATAAAGACCCCGATGAACTGTTAGATTACAGTGTTGATTGGACCTCTGCACTTGGCACCCTTACCATTACTAATGTGGCTTGGTCTGTACGGTCAACTAGGTATGCTACAGAAGTTCCTCTAGCCGCTGGTAACACTATGACTTTTGGTTCTGGGGGTGTTCACATAGATGGCATACAAAACATCTCTCAGGCTACTGTTGGTAAGGTAGCAGTTATCTTTATTGCTGGTGGTACAGATAGAGTAGACTACACATTTGTCTGCACTATTACCACAAGCCAAGGGACGATACTTCAACGCAGTGTCATACTCCGCTGTAGGAGTGTATAATGCCAAAAGCAGGACTACAGAATAAAGTAAAAGAGCATAACGCTAAGTCTAAGCACAAGGTAACTACCGCTATGCTAGAGGCTGTTTATCGTCGTGGTGTAGGTGCATATAAGACAAACCCCGGAAGTGTAAGACCTAATGTAAAGTCTCCTGAACAGTGGGCTATGGCTAGGGTAAACAGCTTCCTTCGGATTGTATCAGGATCTAAGTCTCCTAAGCACGACAAAGACCTTTTACCAGCTTCACATGCTTCTAGTAGTAAGAAGTCTGACGAAGAAGTTACGAAAGCTGAGTATCAGGGCGAGAAAGTCACCTTAAACAAACCTCGTCGTATTAAAGGCGGTAATAAGAAGTTTGAAGTATTCGTACAAAGCGGAGGAAAGATCAAGCGTGTGGCTTTCGGAGACCCCAATATGGAGATACGGCGAGATGACCCGAAAGCTAGGGCCAACTTCCGTGCAAGGCATAACTGCGACTCAAAGAAGGACAAGACAACAGCAGGGTACTGGTCTTGCAGAATGTGGGAGGGAGGAACCTCAGTGTCACAACTCACAAAACATAATATCGAAGGACAAATCCTTAAGGCAGATGACGAACAACGTCTCGTCTATGGGTGGGCCTCAGTCGTTACCGAAAAGGGCGAACCTGTGGTTGATCGCCAAGGCGATGTTATCGAACCAGAGACACTTGTAAAGGCCGTGAATAACTTCATGGAGAATATTCGTGTCGGTAAAGAAATGCACAAAGGGGATCAGATTGGAGCGGTTATCCACTCTATGCCTGTCACCAAAGAAATTGGTGAGTCCCTTGGCATCCAGAGTGACCGAGAGGGTTGGATTGTAGCTTTTAAAGTCTACGATGATGACGTATGGGCTAGGGTCAAATCTGGTGAACTTGCGGCCTTCTCAATAGGTGGTCGTGCAATCAAGGAATCTTATGATGCCTAATTTATTAAAACAACTTGAGTTAGATGAACTGTCCTTGGTTGATCGTCCAGCTAACAAACAAGCAATGGTCTCTCTTTATAAAAGGGACAACTCCGAGGGAGAAACTATGGAGAACGAAGTAGAAAAAATGTCTGATGACATGAAAGCCAAGCTGAAGCCTTATATGGACAAAGGTATGTCCGAGGACGAAGCTATGAAAATGTATAACATGGACATGAAGAAAGAATATCAAGGTCCATTGGATGAGGTAGATACCATTCAAGCTGAACTAGACCTAGTTAAAGCAGAGGCTGACCGCCTTAGCAAAGCCCTAGAAGAAGCTGGTTACATCGTTAAAGCAGATGCCATTGAGAAAATGGTTGAGCCTGAGTATGTGACTTACGGTGACGAACAAATCAACAAAGCTGATATTCCTGCGCCTATCCTTAAGGCTCTGGAAGAAGCAGAAGTTGCTAAAGCAGACGCTATCTTAGTTAAGAAAGCAGAAGCAGAACTTCCACACTTCGACCTTGAAGTAGCCAAAGCATTGGTTGCCAAGTTTGAAGCTGAAGAAACAGTAATGCAAGCACTCAAAGCTGCCGATAAGGTGTTTGAAGAAAGCATGACTGAACTGGGTAAATCTGATGCTGACGGTGAGTTTTCTACTGCCGCTGACAAACTTGACGCACTCGTAAAGTCCTACATGGACACCAACAAAATGAAAAAGAGCGAACATGCTTTGGCTTATGCTGCTGTAGCTAAGACCGATGAAGGCAAGGCTCTAATCACTAAATCCTATAAAGGGGAATAAACATGGCTGTTATGCAATCACGGGATACCCGTACATTCATTGCTGGCGAAGACCTTTCGGCAGCACAATTCAAGTTCGTAACACTAGAGCCAGACGGTCAAATTGATCTAGCTGATGGTGCAGGGGAAAACTGCATTGGTGTTCTTCTCAACAATCCAACCGCTGCTAGTGCTGCTACAGTAGCTATGACAGGTAAAGTTATGGTTAAAGCTGGCGGAAATGTCGCAGCCGGTGCTGCTGTAGCAACAGATGCCAATGGCGATGCTGTCACTGCCGGTACTGGCAATATTATCATGGGTTATGCAACTGAAGCTGGTGTAGATGATCAGATCATTGCTATCGAACTCATTCAAGGCGGCAACGCTGCTGCTTAAGTTAGCATAGAATAAGGAAGAACTATTATGCCACTATTAACTCCATCACAGGTGCATATCGACACCCCTCTGTCTAACTTGACACTGGCGTATGCACAATCACAAACCAACTTTGTCGCTGACAAGGTATTCCCAACAGTAGGTGTTGCTCGTCAGTCTGACAAGTACTACATCTATGACCGTGCCAATATGAACCGCACTGGTGACGTAAAGAAACTTGCGCCACGTACTGAGGTTAACCGAATTGGTATGACCATTTCTAACAGCAGCTACTTCGCTGATGTATACGGACTTGGTATGGACTTCGATGAGCAGACTATCGCTAACGAAGACGAAGTACTGAACATCCGTTCTGCTGGTGCTGAAACTCTGGCAATGCGCCTGATGATCCACCGTGAAGAGAACTTTGCTACAACATTCTTCTCTACAGGAGTTTGGGGTACTGAGGTTGCTGGTGCAGCTTCTGGTGCAGGTACTCCTGTCTACTGGAATGACTACACCAACTCAACACCTATCACTGACGTAACTGATGCTCGTCGTGCGATGCAACTCAAGTCGGGCGGCTACAAGCCAAACACTATGGTTGTTGGTAAGGTAACACGGGACGAACTCATCAATCACCCAGACATTCTGGCACGTTTGAATGGTGGTTCTACTGTTAGTAACCCAGCGTTGATTACAGACGCTAAGTTGGCTGAAATCTTTGAGGTAGAAAACTTCTTCGTCATGGAAGCTGTTAATAACACTGCTGTTGAGGGTGCTGCCGAAAGCAATGCCTTTATCGGTGGTAAACATGCTCTGTTGTGTCACACACCTTCAAGTGCTGGTCTGATGACCCCTGCTGCTGGTATGACATTCGCTTGGAACAACATTCCTGGCGCAAACAACTTGGGTATCACTGTTGAATCCTTCTCGGATGATGCACTGAAGCGTCAGCAAATCGCTGAACATATCCAAGTGAAAATGTCTTACGACATGAAAGTTGTTGGCGCAGACTTGGGCTACTTCTTTAAAGACATCGTACAATAAATGTACCTTGGTGGGGGGCTTAGGTGTCCCCTGCCTTACCCAACATAGGATACCCCGACATGTTTAACTACACTCACCCTTCATACCTTGGCTGGCAGATAGATTGGCCTGTTTTTGTAAAGAGACCATTTACCTCAGACGGTAAACAGTGGGAAACCCAAGACCACTATAACTGGTTAAATCGTGGAATAGGGTCAGAGTCTGTCTCTAGTTTATACCTTCAAGGCTTTATTCATCATAATAGAGAATTAGAGAAACAAGCTAA